AATCAGCACGGACGCCGAACCAGCGCTATTTGAAACCTTCGACGTACAGCTGCGCCGCGCCCGCCGGGACAGCCGCATTAAGATCGAGAACGTCGCCCCGGAAGACTTCCTGTTCAGCCCGCAGGCCACGTCGGTCGAAGACGCCACGTTCTTGGCGATGCGGACCTATCAGACCGTAGGCGACCTCGTCTCACAGGGCTACGACCGCGACGAAGTCGAAGAACACGTTGGCCTTGGCGAAGGCTTCGACGAACAAGAAACGCAAGTACGCCACGACGAAATCGACGGCGGCAGCACACACAACTACGCCCTGCGTAACAACGAACTGGTCCGCGTCGTCGAATCCTACATGCCGCTGGACATGCACGAAACCGGCATCCCGACGCTGCATAAGGTGCTGACCATCGGCCAGTCCAACTACGTTCTGGACGTCGAGCCTGTAGACAACGCTCCGTTCGTATGCGCGACCCCGATCCGCGTCCCGCACCGGCTTGTTGGCCGCAGCGTTGCCGAAATGGTCACGGACATCCAGCGCGTGAAGTCCGTCGCCCTGCGCGGCGTACTGGATAACCTGTACCTGACCAACGACGCCCGTGTTGCGGTTGTAGAAGGCCGCGTGAACCTCGACGACATGCTGCAGTCTCGCCCCGGCGGTATCGTGCGCATGGACGCGCCGGGCATGGTGCAGCCGTTGCCAGTACCGCAAGTTGGCCCGCAAGGCATGTCGCTGCTTAACTACATGGATCAGGTCCGCGACCAGCGTACTGGCAGCAAAAACCTGCACCTCGACCCAGACGCACTGCAGTCCACGACCGCTGCTGGCGTAAACGCCGCGATCCAAGGCGGGCAGGCCAAGGCGCTGATGATCGCGCGGACTATCGCCGAAACCGGCATCCGGCCCATGGCGCAGTTGCTGCTGCAGTTGGCGATTAAGCACCTCGACGGGCCGCAGCAGGTCCGCGTAGGCGGCGACATGTTCGAAGCAATCGACCCAGCGAGCATCGACGTGTCGTTTGACGTAGACATTGACGTTGGCCTTGGCACCGGCCGCGACGCAGAGCGCATGTCCGCACTACAGCAGATCGCTGGGCTACAGCGCGAAATCCTGCAGGAACTGGGCCTCGAAAACCCGGTCGTGTCGGTGGAGCAGTACCTGTCCACGGTACGGCGACTTGGCATGATGGCGGGTATCAAGGACGTCGATACAATGTTCGCGACGGACCAGCAGTTGGCCGAGTTCCGCCAGATGCAGGCACAGCAGCCGCCCAAGGAAGACCCGGAAGTCGCCCAGCGCCGGGCTGAGTTCGAGCAGGAAATTCAGATCAAAAGAGAAGCGCAAATCGCAGCCCACCAGCTAGAACGCGAAAAGCTCGAAGCCGAACTGGCCCTGAAGCAGCAGGAAATGTCGGTCGAGCTTGAACTTCGTCGCGCGAAACTCGCCATGGGCGACGCGGCTGTATCCACGAATATCCCAGGCGTTGCATGAACGAGCGCGAGTTTGTAGCGGGCGCGCAGCAGCTACTTCGCAGCGACGTCTGGGTTGAAATCGAACGCACCATGCGGGAGCGCGCAATCGCGCGTTTTGAATCGTCGTCTGCGGCGGACGATGAAGCCCGTAGAGAAGCGTATCACGCGATAACCGCGATCAAAGCAATCCGCCGTGAACTCGAAAATCGAATAGCTAAATTAGAGCATGACGATAAGGCACCCAAGAAATGAGCGACACCACCCTAAGCATGACCGAAGCGCTGGACCTGATCCGCGCTACTGCCCCAACAGATGAACCGACGCAGGACGCAGCACCGGCAGAAACGCCAGTCGAGCCGCCCGCAGAGGTCGAACCGGCAGCGTTGGAGGAAGATGCGCCAGTCGAGACTGCTGCGCAGGACATTGAGGAACAGGAGCCGACCGAAGAAATTGCGCCTGAAGCCACGGCAGAACCCGACACCGTAGAACTGCCCGAACGGCTGGTCCAAGCCGAAGACGGCACTTGGCAGATGCGGGTCGTGGTGGACGGCGAAGAGCGTACCCTTGCCATTGACGATGTGGTCGAAAATGTGCAAAAAAGAGAGGCAACAGAGAACCGCTTTAAGGAGGCCCAAGCACGGGCCAAAGAAGCGCGTGACCTGCAAAACCAGATGACCGTCGAGTTGCAGACCTACCAGCAAACGCTGATGCAAATGCAACAGGAACTACAGGCCGTTCAAGCCGCGAGCCAGCTCACACCAGAGCAAGAAGCCCAGTTGAGCGAAGCCGATCCAAAGGCGCTACTTCAGATCAAACGTCTGCAGGAAGCACGGGAGCAAAAGCTCGCGGAAATCCATCAGCAGCAGGCAGATGCGTTCCAGCACCAGGTCCAACACCAGGCCCAACGCGCGATGGAACTAATGCCTGAGTGGTCTGACCCAGAGACGTTAAATCGCGAGCGACAAGGTATCGTTGACACGGCCCTCGCCGCAGGATTTACCGCCGAAGAAATCAATCAACTTAACGACGCCCGGATGCTGCCGGTGTTTCGTGCTGCTTGGCAATACCAGCAAATGCAGCAGGGAGCCACGGACACGAAGCAGAAGCGCACCGCGCCGCGAGTTGTGAAACGCAAAGCGCCTGTCGCTGCAGAACCTGCGAAGTCGAAACGCCAACGCGAAGCGATGCAGAAACTCAGCAAGACCGGCAAATTCAATGACGCTCTGGACGCGCTTGTAGCCCGTCGGGGCTAATACGCGAAAGGAGCCATGACAATGGCTGTTGTAACTACCGCAAATGCGATTGGCGCACGGGAATCCCTCGCCGACGTAATTTATCGTATCGACCCAGATGAAGTTCCCGTACTGTCCTCGCTTAAAAAAGGCACTCGGGCTAACACGCTTTTCGATTGGCAGGTGCAGGAACTCGCAGCCGCGACCACCGCAAACGCACAGGCCGAAGGCGCTACCATTTCGTCCTACGATGACAACCTGACCAGCCGTCTGCAAAACCAGATGCAGATCGCGTTTAAGGCGTTCAAAGTAAGCGATACCATCGACGCTGTTGACACCGCAGGTAGAGAGCGTGAGTCAGCCTACCAATCTTTGCTCGCCGGGATAACCCTGCGGCGCGATATCGAAAAAATCCTGACCAGCGACCAAGCCAAGTCCACTTCGGGCAACCGCAAGTGTGCAACGCTGTCGTCCTGGATTACCAACACCAGCCTTGGCGCTTCTGCCACTGCAAACAGTTCGTTTGACGGTGACGGCGTTGACCTGCCAGTGACCGACGCAACCACCGACTCTGGTGGTGACGGCATCGCGGATGACTACGGCACGCCGCGCGCTCTGTCGGTGGACCTGATCGAAACCGTAATGCAGGCAGCTTACGAAGACGGCGGCAACCCATCGCTGATGGTTATGTCCCCAATTCAAAAGCGTAAGTTCAGCACTGCGGCGATTACCTCGCAGGGTACTTCTACCATCAACAACCAAGTCAACATGACCACGCCAAAGGCCGGGACTTCCGTCTCGTCTATTTCTGTGTTCCTGTCCGACTTCGGCCAGCTGGATACGGTTGTTGACCGGTTCATGCCTAACGAACGCGTATACCTGCTAGACCCAGAGTTCGCAGAATACGTGACCCTGCCGGGTCGTGATTTCGTGAAACAGGACCTAGCCAAGGAAGGTGACTCAACCAGAGGTTTTGTGCTCAGCGAGTTCTCGATGCAAATCTCGGCTCCAAAGGCACACGGCGCAATCTACGCGCTGACTAACTCCTAATAGGGGAGCGGGCGGGGCGGCTGTAGTGGTCGCCCCGTTCTCTACAAAATGACAGTCAAAACCCTAAGCGAAAATACCGAGAAAAAGACGGTAGTCCGTGAAGATGACAAAGGTTTTGTAACCGACATTTTCACGATCCAGAAAGTCGATCCGCTGCTAGCGGCAAACCGTGACCTACGGAACGCCGAAAAGCAGTCCATGATTGGCAACACCCAGCGGCATATGAAGCACGTCGCTGACATACCCTCGACGCTCTACTACGACCTCGTCGGGAAGCACGGCACGCCGAAGGAAAATCCGCGTTTCTGGAAGGCCTGGCTAAACGACTACGACAACCGGTTCTTTAGGACGTCGAAAGGCACGATATGAACACCTACGCTGAACTGCAGTCGTTCGTTGCTGATTTCTTGGCCCGGGACGACCTGACCACACAAATCCGCACGTTCGTCCGGCTCGCAGAACAGCGTATGTCCCGCGAACTCGACATCGCCCTGCTCGAAACCACAACCCAATTGGCCGTAACCGCAAACGCCACCACGACGGCGCTGCCCACCGACCTGCGCAGTATCCGCGAAGTCGCAAAAATCGACGCCGACGGCACGCGGACGAACCTGTCGTACCTGACGCCGTCGCAGTTTGACCTGCGCATCCGCGACGCCGGGCAGTCCGCGACCGAGTTCTACACCATTGTGGCGAACAACATTAAGCTCGCCGCCGTACCGACCGCTGACCTGACGCTGGAACTCA